ATGACGGCGATCCCCATCGACGAGGCAGGGCGGTTCTCCGGCTATGCCTCGGTGTTCGACGTTCCCGACGACGGCAACGACGTGGTGATGCCGGGGGCCTTCGCCAAAAGCCTCGGCAAACGTGACACCAAGCGCATCCGCATGCTCTTCCAGCACGACCCCAAGGAGCCGATCGGGCGCTGGGAGACGATCCGCGAGGACGGCTTCGGCCTCTGGGTCGAGGGGCGGCTGGTGCCGGGCGTGCCGCGGGCGGATGCCTTGCGGGCGCTGATCGAGCGGAGGGCGATCGACGGGCTTTCCATCGGCTTCCGCACCGTCAAGGCGACGCGGCGCAATGGCAGGCGGCTGCTGCACGAGATCGATCTCTGGGAGATCTCGATCGTGACCTTCCCGATGATGGACGGCGCCCGCATCGCCGACACCGACCCCAAGACGGCCGCCGCGTTCGCTGCGGCCGTTTCCGTTTTCAGAACCTAGCTCGGCCAGCTCTGACGGAGATGAGATGCCGACGGCTCCCCTCCCCCTTGAGGGGAGGGGCTGGGGGTGGGGGTCCATCAGTGGAGCGCCGAACGACCCCCACCCTCATTCCCTCCCCTCAAGGGGGAGGGAGGCGAAGGAGCCGCTGGTTCCAATAAACCTGACACGCACAAAAAGAGGACAAAGATGGACGACACCAACGACGCCTACGAGACGAAGGCGGCGGGCGGCGATCTTGCGGGCATGGTCTCGCAGATGGCGGCCGGCTTCGAGGCCTATAAGCGCGAGAACGAGGTGCGCCTGGCCGAAATCGAGAAGCGCGGCCACGCCGACCCGTTGATCGAGGAAAAGATCGAGCGGATCGGGGCCTATATCGACGGGCAGAAATCCGCGTTCGAGCGCAAGCGGCTGGAGCACGCCCGGCCGACGCTGGACGCCTTCAAGGGCGCCGAGCCCGACGAATACAAGGACGCGTTCTCGGCCTATGTGAAGCGCGGCGAGGAGAAGGCGCTCTCGATCGGCTCCAATCCGGACGGCGGCTATGTGGTGCCCGACGAGACGGAGACCGAGATCGGTCGGCTGCTGGCCGACATCTCGCCGATCCGCTCCATCGCCGGCATCCGCCAGGTTTCGGGCGCGGTCTACAAGCGCCCGATCTCGGTGACGGGACCGGCGACCGGCTGGGTCGGCGAGACGGCGGCGCGTCCGCAGACGGCGAGCCAGACGCTCGCCGAACTGACCTATCCGACCATGGAGCTCTACGCCATGCCGGCGGCGACCTCGGCCTTCCTCGAGGACGCGGCCGTCGATGTCGGGCAGTGGATCGCCGACGAGGTGAACGCGGCGTTCGCGGCGCAGGAGACGACGGCGTTCGTTTCCGGCGACGGCGTCAACAAGCCGACGGGCTTCCTTTCCGGCACGCCGGTGGCGGAAGCCAGCTGGGCCTGGGGGCAGCTCGGCTACGTCGCGACCGGCAACGCCGGCGCGCTGCCGTCCTCACATGCCTCGGACGTCTTCATCGACCTCGTCTATACGCTGAAAGCCGGCTACCGGCAGAACGCCAGCTGGGTGATGAACCGCAAGACGCAGGGCGCGCTGCGGAAGCTCAAGGACGCCGACGGCAACTACCTCTGGCAGCCGCCGGCCAGCGCCGACGGGCGCGCCAGCTTCATGGGCTTCCCGCTCGTCGAAGCCGAGGACATGCCCAACATCGCCGCCAACAGCTTCTCGGTGGCGTTCGGCGACTTCCGCCGGGGGTATCTGATCGTCGATCGGCGCGGGGTGAGCGTGCTGAGGGATCCGTACTCGGCCAAGCCCTACGTGCTGTTCTACACCACCAAGCGCGTGGGCGGCGGCATCGCGGACTATGACGCGATCAAGCTGCTGAAGTTTGCGGCTTCGTGAAGTTCGTGATCCTGAAGGGCGGCGACTCCGTCGCCCCCCTGAGGGGTCGAGGGTGGGGGTGGGTCGGTGAGCCGCTGATGCTTCCCCCCACCCCAACCCCTCCCCTCAACGGGGAGGGGAGCGAAGGAGCCGGTGCCGTGGGGCACGGCGGCTTCATCCTTCCCGATGTCATCCCGGCGGAAGCCGGGACCTATCCTGAGATGCAACCACAGCCGCAAGGTGTGTGAACTGGCAGGACTGCTGATCCTTCTGTGCCAGCTGATGTGTTCAGGGATGGGCCCCGGCCTTCGCCGGGAATCGGGGATGTTGCAGTTGCGATGGTCCATTGCGGCACCGCTCCCCTCACCCTGATTTTCCGCTGAACGCGGAAAATCGGTCCCTCTCCCCGAAGGGGCGAGGGGAAGGAGTCCTACGGGCTTCAAATTCCAAGCAAGGACAAACGAACATGATCTCCTATCTCCTGGCGGGACCCGTCGGGGAGCCGGTTTCGCTTGCCGAGGCCAAGGCGTTCCTCAGGGTCGACGATACGGCCGAGGATGCATTGATCGGCACGCTGATCACGGCGGCTCGGCTGCATGTCGAGGGTGTGACCGGCAGGGCGCTGATGCACCAGACCTGGCGCATGGTGCGCGACGGCTGGCCGGTGGATCGGACGATCAAGCTGCCGGTGACGCCCTTCGCGAGCGTCGTGGCGGTTACCGCCTACGACACGGCGGGGACGGCGCACGCCGTGCCGCTCGCCCAGTTCATGGACGCGCCGGACCGGCTGCTGCTGCCGGCCAACGTCGCCGGCCTGCCGCTGATGCGCGACCGGCAGGGCATCGAGATCGATTATGTCGCCGGGTTCGGCAGTGCGCCGGAGGACGTGCCGGTCGACATCCGCCAGGCGCTGCTGACGCTGGTGGCGCACTGGCACGAGCACCGGGATGCGGTGATCGTCGCCGGGTCGGGCGCGGTGGTGCCCTCCGGCTTCGACCGGCTGATCGCCCCGCACCGGAGGCTGGCGCTGTGAGCGAAAAACTTCCGCCCATCGGCACCTTGACCGACCGGGTGCAGCTGCGCCGCCGGATGACTTCGCCCGAGCCCGAAGGTGGGCTTGCGACCATCTACGTGCCGACCGGCACCACCTGGGCGCGGGTGCGCTCGCTTTCGGCGCGGCTGGCGGTGGCCAACGATGCGCGCGCGACCGCGGCCTCGCACTCGGTGGTGCTGCGCTTTCGCACCGACATCGGGCCGGGCGACCGCATCCTCTATCGCGGACGCACGCTCGAAGTGGTGAGCGCCAACGACCTCAACGGGCGGCGGGCGTATCTCGCCCTGACCTGCAACGAGACGGAATTTACCGCATGAGCCATCCCATCACCCTGCTGCAGGGCGCGCTGGTGACAGCCTTGCGCGCGGATGCGGCGCTGACGGGCCTGATCGGGCCCAGCAAGGTGTTCGACGCGCCTCCGAAGGGCACACAGCCGCCGTTCCTCGCCATCGACCGGCACGACATCGCCCCGCGCGACGGCGACGACGCACCGGGCCACGAGCACCGGCTGGTGGTGATGGCCTGGCATCCGGACGCCAACCGGCGGGCGGTGGTGGAGATTGCCGAACGGGTGCTGGCCGTGGCGCTGGGCGGCGGACTTTCGGGGCCGGCTCTGACGGTGACACATGCGGTGCACCAGCGCACGGAGACGTCGATCGACACGCGTTCGGGGCAGGCGCGGGCGGCGGTGCATCTGCGGTTTTTGAGCGAGCCGGTTTAGTTGCCACGGGCACGGTCTACCTCCCTCCCCCTTGAGGGGAGGGATTGAGGGTGGGGCTGGGTCAGTGAGCCATCGATGCTTCCCCCCACCCCAACCCCTCCCCTCAAGGGGGAGGGGCTAGAGGGCCGCGGCCTATTCAACACAAGGAGACTTCCATGGCGGCCCAGAGCGGCAAGGACATGCTTTTGAAGCTCGACCAGACGGGATCGGGTAGTTTCGTGACGGTGGCGGGGCTGAGGACGCGCGCATTGGCGTTCAACGCGGCCTCGATCGACACCACCGACCAGGAGAGCGCCGGGCGCTGGCGCGAATTGCTGGCGGGCGGCGGGGTCAAGCGCGCCTCTGTCTCCGGGGCTGGGGTGTTCAAGGACCAGGCCTCGGACGCGGCGATCCGCAGCCTCTTCTTTGCCGGCGCGATCCGCGACTGGCAGCTGATCCTGCCCGATTTCGGCACGGTGGCCGGCCCGTTTCAGATCGTGGCGCTGGAGTTTTCGGCCGACCATGCGGGCGAGGTGACATTCGACCTGGCGCTGGAAAGCGCCGGCGAGATTACGTTCACGGCGATTTAGTTCGCTTCGAACAGAGCCAGCGGTTCTATCGCCTCCCTCCCCCTTGAGGGGAGGGATCGAGGGTGGGGGTAGCTCAGTGAGCCGCCGATGCTCCCCCCACCCCAACCCCTCCCCTCAAGGGGGAGGGGAGCCAGTGCCTCGCATGCTTCACATCGAAAATCGTGAATTCAGGAGGGTTGGATGCCCAACACCAAACGCGGGGAAATCTCCGCTGTCATCGGCGGGGAGGAGCGGACGCTTTGCCTGACGCTCGGGGCGCTGGCCGAACTCGAGGCGCGGCTGGAGGCGGGAGACCTCGCGGGACTCGCCGAGCGGTTCGCGGGCGGGCGCATCTCGGCGCGGGACCTGACGGCGATCCTCGGCGCAGGGCTGCGCGGGGCGGGCAACGCCATCAGCGACGACGATCTGGCGCGCCTCACCATCGAGGGTGGGGTTGCGGGAGCGGCGCGGATCGCGGTGCGGCTGCTGGAAGCCACCTTCGGGGGCGCGCCATGAACCGCTTTCCCTGGGACGAGGCGATGCGCTTCGGCCTCGGCGTGCTCAAGCTCCCGCCGCGCGAGTTCTGGGGCATGACCCCGCGCGAGCTGGCGGCCGCGTTCGAGGCGCTGAATGGCAAGCGGTCGCTGCCGCCCGGCCGCGCGACGCTCGACGATCTGATGCGGAGATTCCCCGATGGCTGATGGCTTTCTGGATGAATTCAGGGACGAAACGACGAGTATTTCGGCCGAGATGGCGCGCATCGGCACGCTTGCCGATGGTGTCGCGCGCTCGCTGACCAATGCGTTCCGCGGTGCGATCAGCGAAGGCCGCAGCTTTCGCACGGTGCTCTCGCAGATCTCGGCCGCTTTCGCCGATATCGCGCTGCGCGCGGCGCTGAGGCCACTCGGCACGCTCGTCGAGGGCGTCGTCGACAACCTGTTCAAGGCGACCAATCCGGCCGTCCCCTTCGCCAAGGGCGGGGTGATCGCGAGCCCGACCTATTTCCCGCTGGGCCAGGGGCTGGGCCTTGCCGGCGAGGCGGGGCCGGAGGCCATCCTGCCGCTGGCGCGCGGCTCCGACGGGCGGCTGGGCGTCGCGTCTGCAAGCGGCGTGGGACCGGTCAGCATCACCTTCAACGTGACGGCGACCGACGCAAGAAGCTTTGCAGCGAGCGAAGCGGAGTTGAGCGCCATGCTGCTGCGCGCCGTGCGGCGCGGAGCAAGGGCGTCGTAG